ACCGTGGTCGGGTCGTTGAGAATCGTGATGTCACCCCGCTCAAACGCCAGTGCCAGCGCCTCGATGGCCGCCGCCTTGGTCGCATTGGTGGTGTTGAATCCCATCACTGGCAACCCGTCCCGCTGGAGCTGCTCGATGATAGGCTCGCCCATGCTGTTGCTCTCGGCGATGATGGCCGATGGCTTGTAACGCTCGCACACGGCCATCAGGCGGCCCCGCTGTACGGCGTAGTCAATCTGGTTGAATCGGTCAGAGTACACCTCGGTTTTGCTGGCCGCGTCCAAGACCTTGAGCACGGTAAAGTCGTTGCTCTTGCCCCAGTCCACGCCCACGACATACTGGTGCCCAGCCTCGGGCTTCTGCTCGGTAGCGGTAGCGGCATCGGCCACCCGGCGAAAGACCATTCCCGCATCGTCTACGATCTGCGCAAGATATTCCTGGTTGAAAAACCGCTCTGGCGCGTTGGCCTTGATTGCATCGATGCGCTCCGCCGGGATAAACGGGTTGTCGTAGCTGGTCGCGTGTAGCTGTAACCATCCCTCTCGCGTTCCCGCCGCCCGCCATAGGTTGGACGCCCAGTTGTTCCCCTTGGGCACGCCGACAAAAGCGGCCCAACCCCCATGATCCAGCAGCGTTGCCTCTAGGTACTCTGTCCACACCGCCTCGCTCATAAGCGAGAACTCGTCCACCACGGCGCCCATGATGCCTTCGCCCGCCAGCGATGCCGGGTTGTCGCCAGTGCGGAACCATATCTCGCCCATCCCTGGCAGCCGAATCTCGTAGTTCGATCGGTTGACGTGCTCTCGCTCTGGCAATCCCTGCGCGGCCAGAATGCGACGCGCTATCTGGTGTGTCAGCCGCCACGCGCGCTTCATGGATGCGCTGCGCCAGGTGAGCCCTACCCACCAGTACAGCCCCGGCCTGCGCGCCATGCTGCGATAGATGCGATAGACGGCACCATCGGTCTTGCCGAATCGCCGCCCAGCGAACATAGCGAGGCTACCGGGGTGCTCAATCAAGCTCCTCTGCGTCGTCGAGTGTGGCGGCCTCAGCGACACCTTCGCTATCTTCGTAGACAAATTTCACCACCAGGTCGCCGCCATCCTTGCGCGACACCTCTTGCTCTTGCCGCTCTACATACCCGCGATGCCGCCCCAGCGTCTTGAGCACCAACGCCACAGCCCACGGCTCCTTGGCGACAATCGCGCTGCGCAGCGCCAGCTCGCCGAGGTCGACCAGCTCGTCGCGGCACTCGTCAATCACCTGGCGCACGGCCTTGACATCGCGCGCGCGCTTGTAGATTGTCGTCTGCGAGCACGGCACGCGCTTGGCGGCCAACGATATGAGCCCGTTGGTCTCGCGCAGGCACTCGATAATGCGCTCAGTTGGAACTCGCGGCTTGCGGCCGGTCACGTCTCAGCACGCTCCTTGACCAGATAGATTCCGGGTAGACTCAGCAACGTCACCAATCCCTTGAACACGATCTGTCCCCACGCCACCGCCACAAGCGCGGCCAGTGGCATCGTCCCGTAGAACGCAAGAAACGCAAAGATCAGCGAGTCCAGCGGTAGCGACACGGCGTTACTTCCCAACACGCGCATGAACTGCCAGCGCCCCGTAAACCGCCGCCGCAGCGCGTGATAAACTTCCGTGTCCAGTAGTTCGCTCACCACCTCCGCCGCGATGGAGGCCACGGCGATGCGCCACACCACGCCCAGCGTCGCCGCAAACGCCTCCTGTAGCGGCCAGAAGCCCGCCGGTTGGAGGGCGATGGCAAACTGAAAGTACAGCACCATCGCCACGTTGCACCCTGCCGCCGCGATAATCGCCGCTCGCGCCCACTCTCGCCCCAGTTTCTTGTGAATCAGGTCGCGCCACGTAAACGTCACCGCATACACGAACGTGCCTGCCGGGAGCGTGATAGCCCCGATCTGCGCTATCTTTGCCGCTCCCACGTCGGCCACCATCTGCAACATCACATAGCCCGCAACTAGCACCACAATCGCCCAGATCGTCCGTCGTCCCATCTTTCCCCTTTGCGCCTTGAGCGCGTGTACGATTACCTGAGGACCATCCCCAGGTGTGTCACCAAGCGCCTCAACGGCGCAGGAGCACCACGGTAACGAACCCGATGCACAGGCCAGCAATGCCCGCCATCCCCTCAACCGACTGCGGTATGGGCGGCGGCAACTTGAGCCACGTGAACAGCGCACCGGTCAGAAACCCCACGATCACCGCTTTAGCGAGTAGCGCCAGGTTTACGTCCAACTGCTCCCCCTCACTCATACTCGGTCGGGTCTTTCACCCCTGCCCGCACGAACGCCTGCCGCCTCTCGCGGCACGTCGCGCACCGGCCACAGTGCCGCTTTTCCCCCTGGTAACAGGACCACGTATCCGCAAACGGCACGCGCAGGCCCGCGCCGATGGTCACGATATGCTCTTTGTGTAGCAGTAGGAACGGCGCCTCCAGCATCACATCGCGGCCCAGCGCCTCACGCTCCATCGCCTTGTATGCCCTGATGAACTCCGGCCGGCAGTCGGAGTACAGCGCGTGGTCCCCGGCGTGAACCCCTATCGCCACGCCATCGAGGCCCAAGCTGTCGGCCACCCCGTAGGCCAGCGCCAGGATAATCGCGTTGCGGTTAGGCACGATGGTCGCGGCCAGGTTGTCGGGCGCGTACTCGGCATCCGGCACCACGGCCCCCGGCGTGGTCAGGGCGCTCGGCAGCACGGCCCCCAGCGCAGGGAACCGCAGTACCGTATGGCCCGCGCCGAGGGCTTGCGCCGCCCGCTCTGCACAGACAATCTCCCTCGCGTGGCGCTGCCCATAGTCCAGCGTGAGGACGTGCCCCAGCGCCCCGTTATGGCGCAAGAAGTACGCCAGCGTGACGCTATCCAAGCCCCCCGAAACGACCGCCAGCAGGCTCACAGAATGCCCTTTTCAATGGCAATGCGTTGGACCAACGCATTGTTGTATTGGTTTGCCGCCGTATCGACCAGGTACATCTTGACGCCGGTATCGGCGGCAGCGAGGTCGCTGCCGCTGCTCGGCCTTGCGTCCGCGAAATACATCTTCACTCCCGCATCGGCCATCGCCAGATTCCCCACGCTTCCATCCACCAAGTAGACGCGGGCACCAGGACCCGCCCCAGCCTGGCGGGGTATAACGACATCGCCGTGCCTGTGCCGGAGCCACCGCTCCGCCTGCATAAAGGACACCGCCGACAGCGCCGCGATCTTGGCACGGTCGTTGCGGGCACGATCCCAAAAGTCCGCGGGGTCAAACCCCAACCCACGCACTAGTCTAGATACCGCCAGCCATTCGCGCCGGTTGCCAAGACGCACTGTCACGAACTTCCCCCGCGCCGCGTCGAATACTGGCACTTGCCCGTAACGATAACCTGACCCCCACGACGATGAATCCACCGAGTAGAAGGGCAGCGACTTGAGCACATTCCAAGACGTACAGCCAAAACCGTGGAACACGGCCTGACCCTGCGCCACCTTGAAGGCTTGAATCAGCCAAGGCATAATGCGCTTTGTGTAGCGCATGTGTGGCACCATCCCGCCCAGGGCGATGTACGAATAGTCGCGTAGGTAATACTCCAACTCGCTCAACGGCTCGCCAGTATGGTATACGGGCAGCACGGCCAGCCCTGCGTCCTCTAGTCGCTTCTGGTTCTCCCTTGTTTCCGCTGGGTTGCCAATTACGTCCAAGTTTGCCCGTACAGAGAACAGGTGCCGCCACCGCTTCAGCCATCCACCGTACTCGCGCCAGTCAATCGTCGCCCCTTGGCTCCACGCGCTAAAGCCCCCACTGTCCGCAAATATCTCCGGGTACGGCTCTCGAAAGTTGTTTACCAACAGCGCGTCTAGGTCTTGATCTTTGTAATACCAATAGGACAGCAGTATGCGGAGGCGATAGGGCACCGTCACTGCCCTGCCTGCCCTATAAGCGCGTCAAACTTCTCCGCCTCATCTGCTCCCGGCAGGGTCCGCATCAGCGCGTCATAGGCCGCTTTCGTCTCTGGTGATACCTGCACGCGAATCACCGGCCAGAAGGACCGGTCATTGTGTTCCCCGTACTCGTCGGCCAGTTCATCCAGCGACGGCGCCGCGTCGGGATACAAGCCCTCCCGCGCCACAACCTCCGCCAGCATCGCCTGCACGCCCGCCTCGCCCGACTGCACCTCGCGCAGCAGCTCGTCCAGCTTGGCCGCGTCCGCTTGCGCCATCGCGCCTATCGGGTCCAGCGTCGCCAGCACGTAGCTCTCTTCCTCTGGCGATAGGTCCACCTCGACATAGGGCACCGACGCATCGCCGTTCTGCAGCGCCTG